CTCCACCATCGGTAACGATGTTCGGGCGAATGGTACTGTAACGGTTGGGGCAAATACGAGTGCGCTTGGGGCGATCTTCTCTGATGCATCTGGTGTTGTCCTTCGGAAGCTCAATGCCAACGCCGCTGTTCAAAGCTCGCTGTCGATCCTTGGCGCGGCAGTTACCGATCTACAGTTCAACGGCTCGACGGTCTGGACGGCTGCTAATGACGGTCCGGGTTCGCTGCTTAATGCCGATCTTCTTGACGGACAGGAAGGTACGTATTACCTTAATGCCACGAACTTCAACGCTGGTACGATTGCCGATGCTCGTCTACCTACGACACAAGCTGGTAAGACGTTCTCAACTGGTCTGGTGTTTTCCGGTGCTCTGGTCACCGATCCACTCGATTTGTCAAAACATCTCAAGCTCAACGGCAACACCTTTGGTCTTAGCGTTTCCGCCAGCAATTTGAACCACGTTTCTGGCAACAACCATTCGTTCTATTCGGGTGGTGTTCTGGTTGGTCAAATCGACACTGTTGGGGCAATGACCTTGGCGGGTGCGAAGGTTTGGACGGCTGCTAATGACGGTCCGGGTTCAACGCTTAATGCCGATCTTCTTGACGGGCAGGAAGGCGCATATTACCTTAATGCCACGAACTTCAACGCTGGTACGCTTCCAGATGCTCGTCTACCTACGACACAAGCTGGCAAGACGTTCTCTAGCGGTATTAACTTCGGAAATGTAGCGGCAACCGCCAATACAGATTTGACCAAGCATGTCGCGCTTTTCGGCAACACACATGGTTTCAGCATTACCACGAGTAATCTGAACTATGTGACCAGCAACAACCATACGTTCTATGCGGGTGGCACGGAAATCGCCAAGATTTCCAACACCGGGATGACCGTTTTGGGTGTTCCAGTTCTGACCGGTGCAGGCGTACTAGATGCCGATCTTCTTGACGGACAGGAAGGCGCATATTACCTTAATGCCACGAACTTCAACGCTGGTACGATTGCCGATGCTCGTCTACCTACGGCAATGGCTGGCAAGACGTTTACGACCGGCGTTAACTTCGGCAGTACAACGGCGGCATCCGCTACCGATCTGTCAAAGCAAATCTCACTGTTCAGCAATACGTACGGCTTCAACGTTACCGCTAGCAATTTGAACTATGTCTCCAACGGGAACCATACGTTCTACTCTGCTAACGGCGCTCAGGTCGCCCAAATCACCACGACCGGGATGACCGTACTTGGCGCTGAAGTTCTGACCGGGGCGGGCGGTATCCTTGCGGTTGCCGATGGTGGTACGGGTGGTGGAACCATCGCGGCTGCTCGCACCAACCTTAGCATCTATTCGAAAGCTGAAATTGACGCTGCTCTGCTATCCAATGGTCGGCGTAACCTGACCGTATCGACTGCTGCTGCCTCTGGTGGCGTGAACGGCGATGTCTGGTATCAGATTTGAGGTTACATAATGACGATTAAAGTCAACAATGCGGGTACTTGGTCTCTCGTAAACAACGTCTATATAAATCAAGCTGGCGCGTGGACTGCGGTACAGAAGGTACACTACAACAACGCCGGGGTATGGACCGAAGTTTACGCTGCCGAAGTGGTGGCGACTGTTACTGCAAACGCGGTCAACCTCAACGTTCAAAACCTGTTTACGGCTGGTGATTGGGCTTCGACCAAGAAGAAGCGCGTCGTCATCAACAACGGCGTTACCATCTACAGCCACACTCCCGCAACTGCCGCCTTGCTGACCGGAACTGGTCGCGGTGGTTTGCTCCAAATTGACAACAACGGCGAAATCCAAGGTGCTGGCGGTCTTCCAAACTCTGGTTCCGGTGGTCATGCGATCCACGTTCAACAGACCGGATGCACCATCAATAACTATTGGGGTATCCGGGGCGGCGGCGGCGCTGGTGGTATCGGTGGTACTGGTGGTGTCGGTGGTACTGGTGTGTATACGGCAGTAGAAGGACCGGTGTACCAAACTAGTAGCCCCATGTATTATTGGTACAAATACACTAGTAACGGCGGCAGAGGCACCTCAGTTTATTGGGCAGGCACGAGGGTCTATTCGTCAAATGACCCTTTCACTGGTGGGGTTGCCGTAGGTGGTATCACCTACCTGAATACTGCCTTGCACCATCATGATGAAGGCTCGACGAATGGCAGCTATCCGACTTGGTATAATAGTGACTATTATTATATTCAACGTAGCTATCCTGTCTATGTCGGTGGTGCCGGGGGCGGTGGTGGCGGTAACGGTGGTTACGGTCAAGGCGGCAACGTTGCGCGCTCGAACGGTCTCGGCGGCGCTGGTGGCGGTAACGCTGGCGGCAACTCCGGTGTTGGCGGAACGGGTGGTACTGGCGGTAACGGTGGTACATGGGGAACCGCCGGTAACGCTGGCAACCCGGGAGCGACTGGCAACGCCGGTAACGCTGGTGGCGGCGGCGGTGGTTATGCCGGGGGCGGCGGTGGTGCAGCGGGATACGCTATCATCGGTGAAGCCAGAACAGTTAATAACTTTAACACAATTAATGGAACAAATGGATAATGGAAGTAAAATACGATATTCTGTCGGTCAACACGGACACCAATGGTACGGTAAGACTTGTCACCTACAAGCTTACCTTTACCAACTCTAACCTGCCCGGTGTGGAGTTCCAGTTTAGTGGAATTATTGAAATTGCCAGTGGTCTTACATCCAGTGCCACGGCGGCACAGCTCATCGCTGCTGTAAAATCGGCAATGGAACCTATCCAATTGGCAAGCATCGAACAGCATGCCGCCAACACCCTCCACTACGACTTCCTTCAGAAGAACACGACGGCAATCGATAAAGCGCCACCCACTCCACCCGGAGAAGTCGTTTACCCGAACCTTTCGCCTCGTCAGCTTTGGTTGGCGGCTCTGGAAGTGAATATCACCAAGGCTCAACTGCTCGCGCAAATCGACACCATCCCGGATGAAAATTTGAAGGCACGACTGCAAATCGAACTGACCGAACCACCTCTGGAGGGATACGTCCGGGGTAGTTTCGCGGTCGAAACCCTTCGTGAGATGGTCGATATCCCGGTCGAAGAGTTCAACACGCTCTGGCTTTGGGCGGCGACAATCTAGGAGTTTAAGCAATGGCTAAACCAATGTCCCGGTCGGAATTCGCCGAATATTGCCTTCGCAAGCTTGGCAAGCCGGTAATCAACATCGAAGTTACCGATGAACAGGTGGACGACCGCATTGATGAGGCGTTGTCCTACTATCACGACTATCACTTTGATGGTTCGAACAAGATGTATCTGAAGCATCAGATTACATCTGACGACAAGACCAACAAATGGATTGAGATTCCAGAAGAAGTCAATGGTGTTGTTGGCATCTTCCCGATTGGCAGTAGCTTTTCTTCGGTTGGGATGTTCGACGTTCGCTATCAGTTCGCCTTGAACGAAATGGTCAATCTGTCAACCTTCTCCTTGGTCGATTATTACATGAGCTATCAGAACATTGCTTTCATGCAAGAGATTCTGGTTGGGCGTCAACCGGTCCGCTACAATCGCCATGAAAACAAGCTCTACATCGACATGAATTGGAACAAGATGGAGATCGGCGAATACATCATTATCGAAGCCAGTCAGAAGATCGACCCGGAAGAATATTCTGATGTTTGGGCGGATCGCTGGCTTCAGAACTATGCCACTCAGAAGATCAAGCTGCAATGGGGTGAGAACCTGTCGAAGTTTGCTGAAGGCGTGCTTCCGGGTGGAATTCGTTTTAATGCGGAAAAGATCGTCGGTGATGCCAATGCGGAAATCCTCCGTCTGGAAGAGCGGATGCAATGGGATAATCAATTGCCGCCCGACGACATGATCGGGTAAAAATACATTTTCATAACGAATTTGCCGCCTTTGGGCGGCTTTTTCATTTTGACTATAAATACCAAGAACGCAATTTTAGGTAAAGAGATGGCAACGAACCCGTTTATCAATAACTTCTACGCCGAGAACGAACAAAAGATTTTCGATGATCTGGCGATTGAATTCGTCCAGTTCTACGGCATCGACTGCTTGTATCTGCCGCGCACGGTCACGAATGCTGATGAAATCCTGCATGAGGATGATCGGGCTTTGTTTGCCGAAGTTGTCACCATTGAAATGTACGTGAAGAACGTCGAAGGCTTCGGGGGCGACGGTGATTTCCTGTCAAAGTTCGGTATGCAAATCCGGGACAACATGACGCTTGCCGTCTCGATTACCCGATGCAAGCAAGAGCTTGGGGCGACCCGGCGACCGATGGAAGGCGATCTGGTTTACTTCCCGCTGAACCGCAAGATGTTCGAAGTCATGCATGTTGAGCATGAGGCGACGTTCTATCAGCGCGGGGCATTGCAATTCTATGAGCTGAAGGTCGATCTGTACGAATACGGCAACGAGACCTTTACAACCGGCAACAACATTATTGATCACCTGTTCAACAACGTCCAGACGACAACCCCGAAGATGATCGACGGGGTGATGACCGATCCGGTGGAGAAGCTTGGTAAGTTCGATCCGATTGCCGACAACGAAATCATCCAAGAATTTGCCAATGGCATATTGGACTTTTCAGAGATGGACCCCTATTCAACGGATGGTAAATGGTAATGTTGGGACATGAATTCTACAATGAATCGCTGAGAAAATACACGGCGATCTTTGGCACGCTGTTCAACGATATCATCATCTCTCGCAAGAACGATGACGGCTCGATTAACAAGCGCTTCAAGGTTCCGATTGACTTTGCGCCCTATCAAAAATTCCTGACCAAACTGAAGCAAGACCCGGACCTAAGCAACCCGGTGGCGATTGCCTTGCCGCGCATGGCGTACGAGATCACCAGCTACGATTACGATTCGACCAACAAGGTTGGCAACCACGGTTTCCGTTCGGTTGGTAATGGGGCGCTGCAATACACCTCCACTCCGTACAAGATCAACTTCTCCCTCTATGTCCTGACCAAATATATCGAAGACGGCAACAAAATCATCGAACAGATTCTTCCGTTCTTCCGCCCACAATGGACATCAACGGTTCAACTATTCCCGGATCGTCCTGAGTTCCTGATCGACATTCCGCTGGTCTTGAACGACGTTCAACAGGAAGACGGCTATGAAGGTAGCTACGAAGAACGACGGGTGACGATGTGGACGCTTAACTTCACCATGTATGTCCAGTTCTTCGGTCCGGTATATCAGAAGAAGCTAATCAAGTTCGTCAAGGTCAATACGTTTGCCAACCAGCAATCGGATGTTAACCCGGGCGATCTGCCGGATGAGGTGATCACGGCACAACCGGGGATGGATGTCAACGGAAATCCAACCACGGACATAAATAATACTATTCCTTATCTGAACATCAATCCTGATGATGATTGGGATTACATCGTGCAGATAACCGATAGAGATGACTAATGAACGCGAAGATTAGCGAAAGCTTAGGACTGGTTACCATGTCCGAAGCGAAACAGATGGAAGAATACATCCTCCCGGATTCCAATTCTGTTTCTACCGTGGAGGACGACAACGAAGCTGCTGAAGCGGCGGCGGATCGTAAGTTTGCGCGCGACAACATCAAGGAAGTGATCGAACACGGTACTTCCGCCATGGGTGATATTCTTGACATTGCCAAGGCGACGGAAGACCCGCGCGCCTTTGAGGTGTTCTCGAATATCATGAAATCTCTTATCGACGCCAACAAGTCGTTGGTGAGTATCAACAATCATTCCGCAAAGAAAGCAACGAAGCAAACCGTAAAGGAAGAAGCTCCGGATAACAATAATAATAACGTCACGAACCAGTTGTTTGTAGGCTCTACGCAAGAATTGATGGACTTGATTAACAATCGAGACAAATAACCGTGACGTTTGAAATTGATGAAGACTTGGAAGTTGGCTATAAAGGCAATCCAAATCTTAAAAACAAGAAAGTAAAAATATCTTGGACGCCTGAGATGGTCGAAGAATATCTTCGATGCAAGAATGATATTCTTTACTTTGCCTCTAATTACATGAAGATCGTTAGTCTGGACCGTGGTCTGGAAACGATCAAGATGTACGACTACCAGCGCGAATTGGTGACAATCGTCAATGAGAACCGATTCAGCCTGTCGCTCCAGTCTCGTCAGTCGGCAAAGACCACGACGGCAACGATCATCCTTCTCCATTATGTCCTGTTCAACAGCAACAAGCTGGTGGCGATCCTCGCCAACAAGCAGGACACCGCGACCGAAGTTCTTGAACGTATCCAGCTAGCCTATGAGAACCTTCCCCAATGGCTTCAGCATGGCGTCAAGGTCTGGAACGTTAAACGTATCGTCTTGGAGAATGGTTGCAAGATCATTGCGGCTGCTACGTCTTCGGCTTCCATTCGTGGTAAGTCGGTCAACTTCCTGTATCTGGACGAAGTGGCGTTTATCGAGAATTGGGACACCTTTTTTACTTCGACCTTCCCGACCATCTCTTCTGGTAAGACGACCAAAATCTTCATGACCTCCACCCCGAATGGTTTGAACCATTGGCACGCCTTGTGCAAGGGCGCGAGGGAAGAGAAGAACGGTTACAAATTCTTCGAAGTCAAATGGCAACAAGTGCCCGGGCGCGATGAAGAATGGAAGGAAGACACCCTTGCCGGTATGAACTACGACTATCAGAAATTCGCCCAAGAGTATGATAACGAGTTCCTTGGTTCGTCAGGTACATTGATCAGTGGACCTGCATTGAAAGACCTATCGGACAAATACACCCAACCGATCCGAGAAGCCGCCAACATCAAGGTTTACGAGGCTCCAATTAAGGATCACCTGTATACGATGGTGGTTGACGTATCGCGTGGTAAGGGCCTCGATTATTCCGCCTTCACTGTCTTCGACATCACGTCAATGCCATACAAGCAGGTTTGCACATTCCGCGATAACTTCACGGTTCCGATGGAGTATGCCGAATCGATCCATCTAGTCCACAAGAACTACAACGATTGTTCGGTCCTTGTCGAGATCAACGACATCGGCGGGCAAGTCGCCGACCTTCTGCATGAGGAATACGAAATCGAAACACTTTTGTATACCGAAACGGCAGGACGTAACGGCAAGCGTATTTCCGGGGGCTTCCGACCAAACGCTGAACGCGGCATCAGGACGACCAAAACGGTAAAGGCGATTGGCTGTTCCCTACTAAAGCTGATGGTTGAACAGGGGCAATTGATGCTTCCTGACTTCAACACAGTACAGGAATTGATGACCTTCTCGCGTAAGGGCATGTCGTACGAAGCCGAATCCGGCTTCCACGACGACATGGTCATGGGCCTCGTCCTGTTCGCATGGTTGACCGGGACTGATTATTTCAAACAAGAAACAGACATCAATACTTTGGCTCGTCTTCGTGACAAGTCGGATGATCAGTTGATGGAAGACATGCTGCCGATTGGTTTCAATAACTTTGAAGATGATATCGATGATCCATTAGTAAAAACCATCTCAGATCATGACTTCAATACAAACTGGTGAAGCCCCTGTTTCTCTAAATACTGTAAACGATTTTGTAAGAAAAATCAAACAAGGAGATTAAAAAATGGGATCACAGTTATCCGCTGGTGTAGTCTGGAACGAGTTCGACCTGACCACGGTGGTTCCCTCGGTTGCTTCGACGGAAGGCGCTATTGCAGGCGTATTTCGTTGGGGTCCGGTCAAGGAACGCACCCTGATCGATTCTGAAGTCAAGCTCGTTTCGGTATTCCACAAGCCGACCAATTTCAACGCTGAAACGTTCTTCGTTGCATCCGACTTCCTGTCGTATGGCAACAAGCTCTACGTTACGCGCGTTGTTTCCAATACGGCATTGAATGCCGGTACATCGTCCGTTCAGGCTCTCACTCGTGAAGCTGCCGAAGCCGTTAATGCTGACTTCCTCGCTCGCTATCCCGGCGAACTGGGCAACAGCCTTGGCTATTCGATTTGCGGTTCACTCACGGCGTTCTCTGGTCAGTTGGCAAACGTTGCCATCACTGTCGGCGCAACGACCATGAGCTATTCTACTGCCAACTCGGCTGTCGTTACCGTTGGTGACGTGGTTCGTGTCGGTTCGCCACAAATCGGCTTCCAAGACCTTGAGGTTACGAATGTCGGTACTGGCACGCTGACCTTCAATGACAAGTTCAAGCTGGCTTCAAACACTGGCGTCTCTGCAACCCGTTTCTGGAAGTATTACAAGCAGGTATCCGGGGCACCGACTGGTGGTAACATCCACGTTGTTGTTCATGACACCGATGGTAAGGTTTCGGGCGTTGCTGGTGCTGTTCTTGAAGTATACAATGGCGTTGGTCTGTATGAAGATTCAAAGCTTGCTGATGGCACGAACAACTACTACAAGGAAGTGATCAACGGCGTATCCAAGTGGATTTATGCTGGTTCTAACGTCCTGACCAACGAAACGATTCCTGACTATGTCGAGTTCGACGGTGGTACGGATGGTGCTGATGAGGCGACCGTTTCGCTTGCCGTTCTTGCTGGTGGTTACGACCTCTACAAGGATGCTGAACAGGTTGACATTTCGCTGATCCTTCAGGGTAAGGCGGTATGGGGCGTCAATTCGACGGGCCTTGCCAACTACATTCTGGACAACATCTGCCTTGCACGTCGTGACTGCATTGCGTTGATTTCTCCTCCGAAGTCGGCAGTTGTCGCTAACCCGGGCTATGAGCGTGATGCAATCCTCACCTTCGTCAACAACCTGACGCGTACGTCCTATGGCGTTCTCGATAGCGGCTACAAGCAGCGCTACGACCGTTACAATGACGTATTCCGTTGGACTCCGCTGAACGGTGACATCGCTGGTCTGATCGTCCGTACGGATGAACAGACCGATCCTTGGTTCTCCCCGGCTGGTTACAACCGTGGTCAACTGAAGAATGTTGTCAAGCTCGCTTACAACCCGGGCAAGGCTGATCGTGACGTTCTGTATCCTGCTGGCGTCAACCCGGTCATCACTCAGCCCGGTCACGGTACGATCCTGTTCGGTGACAAGACGCTTGAAGACCTGAAGAATGCGTTCGACCGCATCAACGTTCGTCGTCTCTTCATCATTCTGGAAAAGGCGATTTCGAAGGCTGCTAAGTCAACGCTGTTTGAATTCAACGATGCCTTCACCCGCGCACAGTTCGTCAACATGGTAGAACCCTACCTTCGTGACGTTCAGGGTCGCCGGGGCGTCTATGACTTCAAGGTTGTCTGCGATGAATCGAACAACACTGGCGAAGTAATCGACCGTAACGAGTTTGTTGGTGACATCTACATCAAGCCTGCTCGTTCGATCAACTTCATCACCCTGAACTTCGTAGCTGTTCGTACGGCTGTTGATTTCAATACGGTGATCGGCAAGTTCTAATGCCAATTGATACAATAATTTGAAATTAAAAGAAAGCCCGGTTAATCCCGGGCTTTTTTAAACACTAAATAACATGAGCATTTAAAAGAGGATGGTCACCTTATGGCGGTTACTGCTGGAAAAAGAATAATTTACGCCGGGGACGACCTGATACTGAATCTTGTTTGGAAGAACGGTGATCGTAAAACTCCGGGCGATGCAATTGATCTTAACGGATCAAGCTTCGTCGCCACTCTGGTCAAGAGCGGTTCTATTGTTGCTACTGGTGTAGTAACGACCGTCGCGGCTGAAGGTAAGATCAAGGTTGCGTTCTCCGAAGCACAGACTACGCCTCTTTCGGGAAGCTATGAAATGCGTCTTCGTCATACCGACTCGGTTGGCGATACTTCAATGTTTCTAGTTATGCCTGTTGAGGTGAGAGTATAGTGTCAGTCGTAGTAGTTGTCGAAAACCCGACGCCTTCAACATTAACGGTTACGACCGCATCCGGTTCGATAATCGATACAGTATCGGAGACCTATGTCATCAGTGTCGCCGATACCGACAGCCTATCATTGATTTCGACCAACGAGCAAGGGCCTCGCGGGCCTCCCGGGGAAGGAATCGCAGACGAAATAATAGACCTAACAGTCTGGTTTGAAAACAAGTTGGTATAGGAGACCATCGCATGAGCTTAACAACAAATCTGGTGAACCTTTCCACACGTATCGCCACAGAATGCAAGTCGATCCGAACCATGGTCAATGGCAATGCTGCTGACCTTTCCGCGTTGAACACCACGACCAAGTCAAACCTTGTGTCTGCCTTGAACGAACTGAAAGCAGCGCTTGATTCGCTGGCTGCATCTTCGTCTGGCATCAACGACAGCACGACGGCAACGACGACCACTTGGTCCTCTTCGAAGATCAACACACAGATCACCTCGGCTATTTCCGCCTTGACTTCTGGTGCTCCGACCGCCCTCGATACCTTGGACGAACTTGCTGCCGCATTGGGTGATGATGGCAACT